CTTGATTTCATCGACCATCTCATCTGTGTTGGAGCTGTAAATTACGATCTCGTCGATCACTCGGATGTCCGACTTATCACGTATTGAGACCACCGCACTCATGGGGTCAAGGTTGAAATCCATCCCAATATGTAGCATCGAGCCATCATCTACCTGCTTGTTGACTGACTGATCACGCTCAAAGTTGTAGTAGATAATCCCGGAATAATTGACAAACTGAGCGTTATATTCCTGATTAAATGTTCGCTCATCGAGATCACGTTTGGCCGATTCTACCTCTTGAGGCTCGACGTTCCCGCCGTCAATGGTTGTAAACTGAAAGCCTGACCAATCTGAGATTCCGTCAACACCTCTTGTCCATAGGTCATAAAAGTGATTTCTTCCTTTCGGAGTCCCGATGAATAAGGCCCGTGTCTTGTTCCCTTCTGTGTTCCTATCGGAAAGCGATGGTCTAATAACTTCACTCCAAACCTCCGGTCTCATGTCACTAAATTCATCTAGCACTACGAAATCCAGTGATCTACCACGCAGGTTGTCTGGCTTCTCTCCTCCCTTCAGCGATATTGTGGACCCGTTGATTAGGTCAACAGTAAGAGAGGTTTCGTTTGTGCGCCTTATGTATTCTCTTGGAAGGCTACCGATCAGCATATCCCAAGCGATCTCTTTTGCCGCTTTGTAAGTTGGAGCGACATACCAACACATTCTGTCTCGATCTTTGATCGCATTAGTTATTAGCTCGACAGTTGAAAGAAAGGTCTTGCCGAATCTACGTCCTGCAACAACTACCCTAAATCGGGTCTCATCCAGAAATATTTTAGATTGCGGCTTTGTTAGTCTCATCCAACACAACCTCCACAACGGTAGCAGGAATGTCAGTTGCTTCTGATGTCTCCTCGGACCACGAGCCTTGTGTTTTTAGGAAGAAGCAAATAGCAGTGATGTTGCCTTGCATACAGAGGTTAAACAGTTGATCGACCACCTCAGCAATCCTTTCGGCCCTAGCTTTTTTATAGATGCCAGAAACTTCGGGCTGTCTCTTTTCAATCTCCCTGAGAGTGGTTGGCGAAATGCTAAAGAAATCAGCCAGTTGCGACTTTGTTAGCTTTGGCGCTAACTTTTTTAACTGTTGTATTTCTAGTTCGCTAAATGTTCGCGGGGGTCTACCCACCTTCTTTGCCATCTCTCATCCTGATTACCTGTCAGTCAGTGAGCTAATTATACCCTAGAAAATCGTTTAGGAAGTGGGTAATAGATCGCAAAGTATGAACCTTTTGTGCTGATTTTCCGTACGTGAAATCTTCCCCCAATCTGACAAACCTTCCACGGGATACGTTCATGTTCCGCCAGATGTTTACAAAGTGTCAAAGCGGCTTGAGGATCAGTCCTGATGTGATCAATCATTCTGCTTTGAACAATATTCAGCGTACCACGCCTTAAATTGCTCCTTCTCTAGTTCCCCATAAGTGTCGAGGTCTCTAGTAGGGCCACAGAAACGACAAACCTCTTGGCCTTGGTTCAGATGTTCTCTGAGAACTTGATCGCCACAATTCGGGCAAGTAGGGTGCTTAGAGTTCATCGTCATAGTACCCCTTTGGAACGATCCACTCAGGTAGGTGATCAGCTAGTAAAGCAAGAATCGCATTAAAGCCTAAGAACAAAGAAATCACAAAAACAAAAACAAAAACTGCTGTGTAATCCATCATTTTGCCTTCCGTATCTGCTGTTCCATGTGGTCTATCTCTGCATCTGTAATATAGTAATGCAAGATATCGACTGTGACTTCTGCGCCATCTGGCGTAATGTCTGGAATAAGCTCTTTTAGCTCTTCAGATGCTACGTCTTTGGTAATACGACCACGATTAACCAAATCACAAAGAACTGCAAATGGGGCATACCATTCCTCTGAATTGTTAAGCCATAAAGATACATTCCAATGTTCCCAGTCTGGATGGCCGTTGTATTCTTTTTTGAAAATTTCTACGTTTGACATTTTTTGTTGCTCCATTAAAAAGGGCGGGGCTTAAAAAGCCGCCACCCTATGACCTTCCCAAGTGTAGATTTCTGCCACATTTGGATTTTTTTTGATTTCTTGAATCGCGTCTTTGACTGAATCAATCTCTACCAAGTCGATCTCGCTATCAGCGATGTACTCTCTAAGTTGACCACCAAAAGAAAGATTTTTATAAACTACTTCAAACATTTAACTAGGCTCCATTTACTTAATCAGTAAGTACACTTTAGTTCTTTAGAACAGAACTGTAAACCATTTTGTTAAATTTTTTGCATAAGAGTCATTTAGAGGACTATTAGGTAACCCACTAACGCCAACTCTATTTCCCAACATACCAAATCATCAGCAACTACTTTTAGAGTGGCAATCCCTCAGGCTAGTAAAACCTGCCCACTGTTTCCAGTTACCTATAAACGCTGTTTATCCCGTCCTCATAGGTTAGGTATGTTTTGCTTGCTTTTCTGTTCTGCTCCACAATGCGAGAGCTTACACGGGCGGGGATAGATTAAGATATGGCAAGATATGTAAAGTTTGGTAAACTCTTACCATGTTCCGGAGTGCGGTACAGGGTTTCTTGCTGTTATCTCAATCCGGTCTGCTAGGGGCTTCTCACACCCCGCCCGGAACTGCTTTTTAATCTAAACTCGTTTTTCCCCTTTGTAAATATATTTTCCATAATAGGTCTTAGCATCTTGATAGACTCTGATCGTCTCGATGTCATGACCTGCATCTCTGATTTCTTTAATTCTTGCCGCTAAACGATACACGCCTAGCTTTGTCCACGCCTCTTTAGGGCCGATTGTTCGATGTTGCTTGAGAAAGGTTAAAACTTCATGTGCTTGCGGTGTCATGCGACTTGCTCCTTTGGATAAAAGTATTGATCACAGCCTTCGATTAAGAAATCAAAAGCATGGTTTTCAAGTTTAAGAATTTGCACCTTACCTGTTTGCGTTTTGGTAAAGATAATATCTGGCTTAAGTTGCCTTGCTTCTTGTTCTGCAAACTCGACTCCTAACGATCGTAGCCGTGTTTGCCGTAGTACGACAGGGTTACACCCATCATTTGTGTAACCGACTGTCCACAGCTTCGTTACTTCGTTGAAGTAAACACCTAGAATTTTCACTAAATAACCTCCTCTTCGATACCAAAATTGAAACGCAAAGTATTGACTGAATTTCGCAACTCAACTATTTCATGCAAATTTACACACAGATATCCTTCAGCCGCAGTATTCACTAAAGAATCGTGTATATTTTCACAAGCTTTAATACAGTCATCTATCGATCTAACACAGTTTGCACTAAGGCGATTTCGTATCGCTTTTTTCTTTGCGTTACGTTCTTTGATCACCTTATTGGCTTTTATTTTCCAATCTTCATTCATTTTTTGCTCCAAAGGCGGGATTACCCGCCATAATCTTCGTCGGTACCAAAACCTGCTGATGCTAATGCATCTGCATCTGCCCATACTGGGTCAAGATCAGGTTCATCGTCTTGTGATTTACATTCATCACAAACATTTCCAGAAGGCTCGTACAGATCGAGCTCAATCAGAAATTCTTTTTCGCATTGACTACAATGCACTTCAGTTGAAAAATCATTACGCATTACTTAATCTCCACTGTAAATGCTGTGCCTGACTCTGTACCAAGCATTGCAATTAGGTTGCCTTGTATAGACAAAGCCGCACTAAGAATCTTTGACTGTTCTTCTGAATCAAAGCCTTCGCAAATTAGTTTGTTTTTTAACTCATCTTGATACTCGCATAGGAAATCGGCGAGTGTATCTGCGGTTTCTGATGTGATTTTTACTGTTTTCATCTTTCGCTCCAAAAAGACGGCTTACGCCGCCTTTCCTAATTCAAAGTGATGAGCTTCTTCGTATGGCTCAGCAGGAAGTGACTCGATAAAAGCTTGATCCACGATCTGCATGTTGTAGCCCATACCGTAGCGCCACATCATGTTTTGCTCGTTTTCCCACTTAATGATCTGCTCAACAGAAACGTGACACTGAGCGGCTAACTCGTTGCGCTCAACCTCTTCACGGTT